GGTATGCCGAGAACCGGCTCTGTTTATGACACTTGGTTGTTCGGTGCTGGCGCTTCACTGTATGGCAACGTCGCTCCTCCCAACGCGACCGAAACCGAACGGAAGCCGGGCGCTGGTAACGGTGGTGGACAAGACGTCCTCTACAATCGTGTTCAATGGTGCATCCATCCCACCGGTCACGCTTACATCGGCACTCCCGATGACGGAGGTCCGGCGAACACGGGCACGGCTGGCGACGATCTTGACGAGGCTGCAAGCTGGGATCGCCGTTATCCTGAGCGGAAGCAGATCAAGTTCGCTCGTATGGTCACTCGCGAGGCATAATGTTAATAGAGGAGGCTGGAGACAGCCTCCTCTTTTGAATGGAGCGCCAACACAATGACTATTCGTTCACGCAGATTTCAAAGTCGTTCTCTCGAAAGAACTCGGCATTCAAAAGACTTGCTGGGATTCCTTGCCTCTACTGGTACAAAACTTGGAATTTCCGAGGAATCAGTCTTTGATGCTCTTTTGGATGGATCAGACCCTCGATTCATGCGAACGGCCAAGCCTTTCGGCGTATGTTCCAGCGACCTGAGTATTCCTTACGCAGGACTCTCCTCTGGTAATTCGATTTCGGTGGTCTACCGTCAAGGTACAGTTCTTCGTCAAGACGTCACCAATCTGAAAGTGGTTCTTTCGAATGTTCGTATTCAAGGCGCTGGAGAACTTGCTCCGCCATTTCCGGTGACCTACTCGGTCGCTGTTGAAGTCGCTGATGCTGGTGTTCCCCTTCGATTCCAGTTTGATGAAGCGAACTCAATTCGCCTTCTTCCTGGAGAGTCAATCGTCTCTGATGATCTGCAAATCAGTTTCCCAGCGGGAACTCGAGTGATGCTTCGCACTCTCGTGCTCGCAGATACTATCGGTGAAACGTGGCCTCTCGCTCAACCTCTGGATGCAGCAATCGGAGAAGGTTTCTCAACGGGGACAGGCTGGTTCATGTTGGCGAATGCTTCCATTCCCTCCTTGTCTGGTGCTACGACCGCTTGTCCGAGCGCATTGCTGACGCGTGATTTCAAGACTCCCTCTATCTGCATCTTGGGCTCGTCCTCAGCACAAGGAACGGGCGACGCTGTTGATGCTCCAGATTATGAACTCGGCTATCTTGGTCGAATGGTTTCCAGAAGTGGATATGGTTACTCGAAAGCATCCGTCGCTGGAGATTCTGCTCTTCAATTCAGAACTGTCAATGCTTATCGTCTTCAACACCTTCAAGACATTCAAGCTGAAGTTGTCATATTCCAACTCGGTGGAAATGACATGACCCAAGGTCGCTCATTGAGCGTTATTCAGGGTCATTTGCAGGAGTGCTGGGCGATTCTGCGAAACGCTGGTTATCAGATCATCCAGACTGACTACACTCCTGTCACGACTTCAGGAAACAACTGGACCAACTCTGCTGGTCAGACACCTGTGGGATCAACCCCTGTTCGTCTTGCGATCAACGAATGGCTCGAAACTCAGCAAGACAAATTCGATTTCTTGCTTCGTGTGAGTCCGTTCGTTACTGCTCCAGGTGATCTATCTCGTTGGAACTTCAACGGTGCTGCGAACAGATTCACGACCGATGGAACTCACGTATCACAATTTGGTCACAAGTTGATTGCTGACAGTTTGACGATCAAAGTATAAAGGAAATGACCATGAATATTCTTCAGGTTCTCTCGTCAATGGACGGCATGGAAGACAGTCAGTGGACCACTAATGGTGATCCAACTGTCGAATATGTCAGCGAGAAAATGGGAAACAAAGTCTCTCGTCAAGACATCATCAATGCTGCCCCGAAGTTCAATCGGTCCAACATGGTTGTCGAGGCCGAAGAGCCTGATGAACCTGAAGAGACTGAAGAAGAGCCTGAAGAGAACAATGAAGTTCGTGACATGCTCTCGGATATGTTGAGCAAAGATCCGATGATTGCTCAGGAATTTGCTTCTTTCCTTTCTGGGTTTCCAACCGCTGGCCTCATCGATCTCGAGAAGGTTCTGATCATTCAGAAAGATGTTGCAGAAGCTGCTGAGCGTCTTGCTGAAGATCTGAAACTGCGGGTCAAACTGTCTCTGTCAATGACTCGCTCGCGCATCAAACGCGAAGTTCCGGATATGGACAATCAATCCGCAATCCGAAATTTCATCGCTTCTCAAGCTGCTGCTCGAAAGGCGAGCATCGAAGGAACTCGAGCCATTCTGAAAGGTCTCGATCTTTCGACTCTCGATCCTCGCGCTCCGATCGACAAAGCAATGGCTCGCAGAAACACTCGTGGTATGAATCGTCCGGCCATGCCCAAGAAAGGGTAATAGATGGCAATGAAACGCAGCCCTCTTCTTCTGAAGCGTCTCTCGCCGAAGATGAGGGCTGCTCTCTACTATGCTCGCAAGAGACGACTTGCAAGAATTAAAGCACAACAAGAAGAGCCGAATCCATGATCGTCGAAAACGGCACTGGTATCGTATCTGCGAATTCTTTGGTTTCATTGGTATTCGCAGATCAGTATTTCCTTGAACGAGCAAATGCCGCTTGGACCGGAACAGACGCTGTGAAAACAGTCGCTTTGATCAAGGGAACTGATTATTTCGAAAAGCGTTTTGGACATCGTCTCGCAGGATCAATACTGTATCCAGAACAGATGAGATCACAGGCTCTTCTGACTTTCACTGGCAATCCTGCTTCTGGAGAGACTCTCACGATTGGTTCAACCTCTTATGAGTTTGGAACAGACATCACGATTGCTGCCAGAGTGTCAGACACGATCGACAATATCATCGTTTTTGTAAATGACGACTCGGTGGAACTTGTTGCTTTCTCTGGGCTTTCCATGATTGTCCAAGCTGCTTTTAACGGAGAAGACGGAAATATCATTCCTGTCTCGACTGACTCAACTGTTGCCTCTTGGAGTTCTACAACTCTGGTTGATGGCTACGACGAACCCAATCGCCAAGGTTTGTCATTTCCTCGAAATCGTTTGTATGTCGATGGATATCCGATCTTCAATGTTCCTCGCAAGATCAAACAAGCTGTTTCTGAGTATTCTGTTCGTGCTCTCACGGGTGAGTTGATACTCGATCCTGCTCTTGACCAAAGTGGAAACCTCATTACTAAAAGAATTGAGAAAATCGGTCCGATTGAAGAAGAGTATGAATATCTGACTGGATTTACAACCTCTCTCAATCTTTTCCCTGCTGCCGATTCATTGGTCACTCCGTTTCTTGGTTCAAGATTCGGTGGTGTCTATCGATGAAAGACTATACTCCAAACATTGCAACTGCTCAGAGACTCATCGCTAAATTTGGTAGACCAGTCATTCTGAGACATGAGGATCAAACTCCTGTTGATGAAGAAAGACCATGGGGTCCAGATCTTGATACTGATGATTTATCGTTGTCAACTTTCGGTGTATTTGTTCCTCCGAACCAAGTTCGAATATTTGGTTTGTCTGCTCTTGGTGATTCCACAGAATTTAGAGATCTGGTAACTTTCTCTGAGCAGATCATGATATGTTCTCCTGGAGATATTGATCCGAAGTTCTACGACACCGTCGTTGACGCTGGTGTTCATTGGAGAATCAACGCAATACAAAGTCTCAAACCTGGAACTCAGACTATTCTTTGCTATTTTGGAATCAGACGATGAGTTTGACTTTCGATCAAGCTGTTGATGACATGACTCGGATGTTTTCTGATATTTTCAGAATTCTTCCGAATACTGTTCATTACCCAGGAAAGAAACGCTCTAGACTTACAGACCTCGTTCCTTGGCTGGAATACCATATTCAGCACGTCGAAGGATTTCAATCATCTCTCGGCGGAGAAGGTCACAGAATATACAGAAGAATTGGAACAATAACCGTAAAAATCTTCACTCCCAATGGAAATGGCTTGTCAGACTCTTACGCTTTAGCTAAGGTAGCCGCAGATGTCTATGAAGGACAAACTTCTCAAAATGGAGTCTGGTTTCGCCGTGTACGGATCAATGAAATCGGGTCTGAAGGTACGTTTCATCAACTGAATATGTATGCTGAATTCGAATACGACGAAATCAAATAGGAGAGCTCTATGCCCCAGGTCGTTAAAATTGACTCAAACATCACCGGCCTTGCTTTTGCTGAGGAAGCATCGATCGGCTTCCTTCCGGGAGAAGGTGGTTTCGCTGGAACGCCTGAATGGTATCGTTTGAATCCAAACTCTTATGCAGACTTCGGCGGCGAGATCGTTACGGTCGCTCCCAATCCGATCAATCCTTCTCGTCAGCGACGCAAGGGTGTCACGACTGGTCTGAACGCGATGGGTGGATTCAACCAAAACCTGACGTTCTCGAATCTCAGCAAATTGATGCAAGGTGTCATTTTCGCTGACATTCGCGAGAAAGGCACCGAGGCCGTCACTGCTGTCGACGTTTCTGGTGATCCTGATCTCTATGAAGTTGCATCAACGACTGGCTTTCTCGTTGGGTCTTTGGTCAAGGGTTCAGGTTTCACCAGTTCTGTGAACAATGGCATTCACGTCGTTACTGCCATCAGCGCCGACGTTTCTGTCGGAATTGTTGATGCTGGCCTCATCGCCGAAGCTTCTCCTCCTGCTGCTGCGAAAATCACCGTTGTCGGCGTTCAGGGAGCCGCAGGCGATCTCGACGTTGTTGTCAGCGGTGATTTGCCGGTCATCACTTCCAGCGTGTTGAACTTCACTACTTTGGGCATTATTCCTGGTCAGTGGATTTTCATCGGTGGTGATATCGCCGCTCATAGTTTCGTTGCTGCGGCCAACAACGGATTCAAGCGTGTTCGCGCGGTTACTGCGAATGCTCTGACTCTGGACAAGTCGTTCTTGGCAATGTCTGCTGAGGCAAGTGGTTCTGAAACGATACGAATCTTCTTCGGCGATGTTCTCAAGAACGAAACTGGTGCTTTGATCAGGCGTCGTTCTTACAATGTGGAACGAACTCTCGGCGCTCCTGACACAGATCAACCGTCTCAGATCCAATCCGAAGTTCTCAAAGGTGCCGTGCCGAGTGAATTCACTCTGAACGTTCCCTCTGCTGACTTGCTCAGCGTTGACTTTGCATTCATGGCAATCGACAATGAGCAACGGTCTGGTGTGACTGGACCCAAACAGACTGGCGTTCTGAATTTCCCCGCTTCTCAGGAATACAACACTTCCAGTGACGTCGGTCGAATTCGTCTGTCCACTGTTTCTTCGCTGGATGAAGCACCAGTCGCTTTGTTCGCATATGCGACGGAAATATCGATAGCGATCAACAACAATCTTCAGGCATTGCCTGCGATTGGTGTTCTCGGTGCTTTCGACGTCTCTGCTGGTACGTTCACTGTGAGTGGTTCCCTCACGGTTTATTTCGCCAACATCGCAGCGACACAAGCTGTTCGCACGAACGCCGACATCACTCTTGATATCTCGTTCATCAAGGACAATGCCGGAATCGTCTTTGATCTGCCGTTCACTTCTTTGGGTGATGGTCGTCTCAATGTCGAAATCGATCAGGCGATCACTCTTCCTCTCACTCTCGATGCAGCGAGCGCCCTTGATCTTGGTGAAGATCTCGATCACACTCTGTGTATCACCTACTTTAACTATCTGCCAGAAGCCGCAGAATAACCCAAGGAATATATCAGAATGTATAAAGCATTTGACACGAAGGCATCTCTTGAAAAAGAAGGTGTCTGGGTCGAATACGGTGAATTCCGTGTCAAAGTCGGATATGCTGGTGGTGCGAACAAGAAATACGTCGGATATGCCGAGAAGAAATTCAAGCCTCTTCGACGTGCCATCGCCACTGATGCTCTGGATGACAAACGTTCTCGCGATGTC